TAGAGCACAAATAGGTAGCTCAGGAGATGGAGCACAAATAGGTAGCTCAGGAGATGGAGCACAAATAGGTAGCTCAGGAGATGGAGCACAAATAGGTAGCTCAGGAGATAGAGCACAAATAGAAATTTCAGGAGACAACTCAGTTGGCTTTGCTTGTGGATATAAGTCGATGATAAAAGGAAAGAAAGGAACATGGTTTTCGCTTGCAGAGTATAGAAAAAACGATGAAGGAAGATGGGTTCCAGTATTCGTAAAATCTGCACAAATAGGAAATAAAGATTATAAAGACTTTAATGGCAAAACATTAAAACCAAAAGTATATTACATATTATGGAATAAAGAATTTTATCCAGTAGAGAATTATGATGGCTTGTGGACGATTAAATTATCAGAGCATAAGAGAGAAAATATAACCATAATAAAAGCTATAGATATAGACGACATATATTATGACGATGAAATAAAACCAATATATATTGCAAAAGAAAATAAATTATCAGCTCATGGCTATACAGTAAGAGAAGCAATAGAAGACTTAACATTAAAGAAACTAGACAATATAAATGCAGATGAAATAGTAAAGACAATAAAAGAAACAGGAGTAGTTACAAGAAGTCAATATAGAGCAATAACAGGAGCTTGTTCATTTGGAACAAATAAGTTTTGTGAACAACATAACATACAAGATTTAGAAGAAATAAAGATTGAAGAGTTGAGAAAAATACTTGTAGATGATTATGGCGCAGAAAGATTTTGGAAATTAATAGACGGAGAATAGCCTATGAAACAAATTAAAAAGAATACACTCTGCTACTATTGTTTGGGATGTAATAAATTAGAGTTAGTAGATTTCAATGGAGTAATGAGATGCAAAGGATTTTGCGCAGGTATAGAAAATTGGCAGGAGTTATTAAGAAAGGAATTACAAAAGAAATGAGATATAAATTTGAAATCTATGAAAAAGCAATAGGAAAAGAAAGACCAAGATATAGTGCTAAAACTCATAGAATGTACACACCAACTAGGACAAGCACTTTTGAAGAGAAAGTAAAAAGTGCTTTCCTAGAAAAATATAGCATACAGATAGGACTAACAGAAAAGCCATTAGTAGCAATAATTAAAGTATATTTTGAAGCACCTAAAAGCTTAAGCAAAAAGAAAAGAATTTCGTTGATGTATACTCCGTACGACAAAAAGCCAGACTGCGATAATCTAGCAAAAACAATATTAGATGCCTTGAATGGACTAGCATATAAAGATGACAAGCAAATTACATATTTATCAGTTGAAAAGTTGTACGGAACAGAAAATAAAATTGAAGTAGATCTGGAGGAAATATGCGAATACCAAAAATAATTAGCAGAGAACGGACACGAATACATATTCGTACAGCAATGTAACAATAACATTTATTTATACAAAGAAATGTTGTATCGGTTATAAAGAATGTTTCAGCAAAGAAGAATTGAAATCAGTCGAAAAGAGAAATAAAAGGGGGCGACCACCAAAATATGAGCAAAAATAAAAGTGCTAGACAAGAGCTAGAAAAACTATACGGCAAAGAATGTTTTATAGAGAAGTTGCATTTAAGAGAGGAAAAGCAACAAAGATATACAGGGAAAGGGCAATTTAAGAGAATGAAACAGCTTACATATCATCATATTCAGATGAAAAAAGACGGAGGGAAAGCTACAGTCGAGAACGGCGCATTGTTATCAACAGAAAATCACGCGTGGTTTCACAAACAACCACCAGAAAAACAAGCAGAGATGAACAAAGCATTTCAACAATACAAGATGACAATGGCAATAGTAACAACTGCAGGAGTACAGCAAGCAAAAGAAATTGAGTTTGATATGAGCGACTTTACAACAATACCACTAGAAAAAAATCGAGAAACAACAAAACAGCGTAGAGCAAGGGAAAAACGAGAACTACGAAAGGAAATGGAGAAAATAGAACTATGAAAAAGAAAGACATTATAGATGTAATAGTAATAGCACTATTTATACTGATATTAGCAGTATATGATGTGTATATAAGTGCAGACAACGAATTGAAAAGCAATAAAATAAATGAACTAACGAACAAAGTAGAGCAACAGACAGAGCTTATAGATGCTCTACAGCAATAGGAGGGCGTATGGATAAGATAGAAGTAGGAGAACATGTTAGAACAGATTATGGTGAAATACATAAAGTTGTTAATATTGTAGAAGATGATGGGGACTGGAATTATTATACATATGAAAACGATATGGGAGACTTTCAATTGAGTATAGTAAAACACAGCAAACAACTAATAGATTTAATAGAAACTGGAGACTATATAAATGGAATGGAAGTACTAGATGTATATAAGCCTAGAGATGTATGGGAACCAGTAGAAATAAGAGTAGATAGTAGATATACAAATTTTATTTTAACAGAAGACATAAAAACAATACTAACTAAAGAACAGTATATGGCTAACTGCTATAAAGTAGGAGGAGAAGATGAATAAATATACACCTAAATTTGGAGAAAATTATTATCATATAAGTCATTGCGTAGGTTGCGAACCTAATGTTTTAAAAAGAATAAATTGTGATGATTTAGACAAAGTTAGAATCGCAGAAGGAAATTGTTACAAAACAAAGAAACAAGCAGAGACAGTATTAAAAAGTTATAAGGAAGAATGGTTGAAAACACATGGAAATTTAATTTTAGGAGGAGAATAGATATGGAAAATATATTAGTAGAAGAATTAAATTTAAAATTAAAAGAAGGCCATGCAGTATGTTTTGACTTTGACGGAGTAATTCATAAATACTCAAAAGGCTGGCGAGATGGAAGTATTTATGATGGATACAATAAACAAATAATTGACTTGATGTGCTTTTTACAGAAAGCAGGAATACCAGTATTTATATGCTCTACTAGAGAACCGATGCAGATTATTAGTTGGTGGAACAAACAAGGCTTTTGGTGTGAAGCAATAAGTGTAAGTAAAGATAAAACATTCTGGAATGATTTAAAATATATAGGAGCGACAAATAGAAAAATATCAGCACAATTATATATAGATGATAGAGCATATAAGTATGAGGGGCAATCGATGAAACAAATGTTATTGGAATTATCAGAAAAATAGAGGAGTAAATAAGATATGGGTATAAGCGTAGATTTAGAAAAATTAAATTATAAAGAATTTGTTGATAACTTAATGAAAAATCCCAAAATAAACAATAGAGAATTATTGGAAAAAATAATATTAGAATTTGGAAATAAAATCGGAGAAGAATTAGTTATATTACACAATGAACTTTGGGAAGATGGAATTTGCACATGGAATATGTTTGCAATGATATAAGAAATATTTGAATTAGAAGATGATGAATATATAAGTGATGTTTTTTATGAATTACGTAAAAATTTAATAAGTTGCAAAGAGATAGATGATGCATATGAAAATTTAGGACTAGAGAGGAGTGATATATAGTGCAAACAGATAATGAGATTGAAGATACAGAAATAGAAGATTTTTTGAAATATCTAAAAGTTGCTAGTGAAGTTGCAAAAGAAAAAGGAAAACATTATAAGTTTAAATGTCCGCTTTGTGGAGGAGAGGCGACCTCAATCAAAAATACTTATAATGGACGCTTATGGTCTAAGTGTGAGAAATGTGATATTCAAATAATTCAATAATAGGAGGTGTTTTAAGTGAAAGAAAAGATATTTGCGCTTTATAAAGGTGAGGAATTTATAGATATAGGGACAGCAAAAGAAATAGCTAAAAGAAGAGGTGTAACACCTAAATTTATAAAATACTTAAGTACTCCTGCAAATTTAAAACGAATTGATACTCGAAAAAATAAAAATAAGCAAAGCAATGCAATGATTTGTGTAAAAATTGAAGAGGAGGACGAGAAGTGGGAAATAGTATAGAAGAAGATATAACAAGAATAAAACAACGAATAGAAGATGTAAAGGAATATATTGAATACGGATTACCCTATAGCGAATATTTAGATTTGGAAAATTCATTTGATAATATTTTATCAGATTATAAAAGAGTATTAAAAGAGAATAAAAAGAAAGATAAATTAATAGAAAGAATAAAGAAATTTTTATTAAAAGAGAATAAAATGTTCGAACTTTTAGAAAGTGAGGAAAAATGAACAAAGAAGAAAAGAAAGCTGTTGAAGATAGTAAAGAGCTAATAAAAGAATTTAATAATCATAAAGATAAAAATTTAATTGGTAGCCTATATTACAAAAATAAACCAATCGAAGAAATTTTAAAAATATTATTAAATCTAATAGAAAAACTACAAGAAGAAAATAAAGAAAAAGACAAAATAATAGACTTATTAATTAAAGAATTATATACAAAAGCACATATAAGCACAAGATGTTATTTGCAAACTTCAACAGAAGAATGTATGAAGTATAAGAACTGTTATGAATGTCTAAAAAAACATTTTGAAAATGAAGAAAGGAGAAATAATGGAGAAAGAAACTAGAAAACAAAAATTTAAGAGAATAAACGATTTATATAACAAATTTACATTTACATATTATCAGACAACACATCAAGGAAATTGGCAAGACGAGCTAAACAGTATAATTGTAGAACTTCGTAGAGAATTAAAAAATTTTTAAGGAGGAAACGAATGAACAGAGAAGATTTAAAGAGTTACAGACATAATCAAGAATGGATTAAAGGAAGAATAGAGTATATAGAACAGTATAAAGCAAGCATAAACAGATTAAACAGCGTGTTGTCAGATATGCCGAAAGGAAGTAGAGAAGTTCAAGATAGTGAAGCGGAAAAGTTAGCAGTATTAATGGACAGCATAAATGATTTGCTCGATAAAGTAAACGAAGTAAATAAAAGACAAACACAGATTTTAGAACAACTAGATAACGTAAAACAACCATACAGAAACATATTAGATAAATATTACATACAGGGAAAAAGCTTAGTAGTTATTGCAGCAGAAATGGGTTACAACTATGAACATATAAAAAGATTGCACGGAATAGCTTTAAATATTTTTGATAAAATACAATAATGCTACCAAATGCTACTGAATGCTACCACAAAAAGTGCTATAATAGTATCGTGGATACATAAGTAAGACTATATAAACAGGAAGGACTAACAAAAAGTTGGTCCTTTTGACAATTTTCGACAGCATTTGCAAAATAGATCGTATATAATATCTCTGAGAAAGGAGGTGTTATATATGACATACGATATTACAACAGTTGAAAATGCAAAAAAGACTTTAAAAAATATAAGAAAAAGATGGCCAAATACTAAATTAGAGGAAATTGACTATTCAGATTTTGACTTCGTTTTAGAGCACATAACTAGCAATATGGACGAATGTAAAGATATAAAATTATATGGGCTCAAATCTCTTAAGACAATGTTAAATGAAAAGAATAATACTTTCATAGAATACTGTAGAAAAAATACAAGTTTAAGCTCAAAAGAATGGAATGAGTTAATAGAATATTATAAGAATTACAATAACAATTTATGTGCTTTTTTTTCATATGAAGATGCTGGAAAAACTTATGAGAATAATTTAAAAAATCATCCACCAATTGTTGATAAATTGAAAATAAAAATGCAAGAATGGATAAATACATCTAAACCATATAAAATAACGGTAAATGTTAATTACGATGATTTGAAATTTTATGTAGAAAACGACAAAATAAATGAAATGTTAGCAGAAAATATAAAAAACAAGATAAAAAAAGAATCTATTGAAAAATATGACTACGTAGAAATAAAAAGAACAGTAGAACCAAATAAATTAAGAATAGAAGAATTGAAGTAAAAGATTAAAGGAGCTTATCGTAAGATAGGCTCTATTATTTATGCTAAAAATGTTTAAGGAGGAAAATTAAATGGAGTTAAAAGATACTGTAGAATTAATGAATAGTAAGGATTATAAAGAAAGATTTAAAGCAGAATATTTACAGGCAAAAATAAGATATGACAAATTAGATGCAATGACAGTCAAATATGAAGCTGGTACTTTGAATTTTACACCTAGCTGTTCATTAGAGTTATTAAAAGAACAGAAGAAATATATGGGGAATTACATAAGAACCTTAAGAATAAGGGCAGAAATCGAAAATATAGATTTAAATTAGTTATTGACTGATACTAGATAAGTTAATATATATGTTGCTACTAGGCATCTCCTTTCATCAGTTGTATATATAAAAGGCAATTCTAGTTAAGCCTTAACCTTTTTGTACATTAGAGGTATATAAACAGAAATGTACTAAGCCTTTAAGGCGGTGGGCTAAAATACATTGCCTTGCCAATAAAATAGTATGTAGTGATATATTATCTAAAGTGAAAATCAGTCCAATGTGGGCAATAGATAGAGATTGCAATCGGTGTATCATTACATAGTGTTTTATTAAATAACGAAAGAGGTGTTTGTTATGACAAATCAAGAAAGATATGAAAAGTATATAGACGAGAATTGCAAACATTGCAAGAATAGATGCAATAATGCAGATCTATGCGAAATACGAATATTTGTATATAATGATGTCATAATAACAAAGTGCGTATGCTATGAGAGAGAAGATTAATTATGCTAACTGTATGAAATATAAGTGTGAACAATGCAGATACAATATGCAATGCGAGAAGGAAGAGAAAAGATATGAAATTCAAAATAAACAACAGAACGTGGAGCATAGAAGAAAAGTCACAAAGTGAGATTAAAAGTATTCAAAATCAAAGAAGAGCAAATGAAGAAGAAAACATAAAAAGCATAACTCCAAGATATTATGGAGTTACACATTGTGATATACAAGAAATGTATCTAGACAAAGATTTGCCAACAGATAGGAAGAAAGCAACTTTAATTCATGAATTGACACATTGTTATATTGATAGTTATATAACTCACAGTGAGAAAGAATATTCAGAAGAAGATGTAGCAGATATAGTATCAAATTCTTATGATATTATTCACGAAATAGTAGATGAGTATTTTAAAGGAAATAAAGATTAAATAGAAAGAGAGGTAATCTTATATGACAGATGCACAAAAAAGATTTTGTGATGAGTATTTAATAGACCTTAATGCAACAAGAGCATATAAGGTTGCTTATTCAAGATGCAAAAAAGATGAAACAGCTAATGTGAATGGTAGCAAATTACTAAGAAATGCTAAGGTTCAGGAATACATATCAGAAAGAATGAAAGAACGAGAGCAAAGAACTGAAATAACTCAAGATATGGTAATAAAAGAGTTAGCAGCAATAGCTTTTTCAAAAGCAAGCGATTATGCAAAATTAAAGAAGATGAAAAGAAATGTACCAATATTTGATAGAGAAGATATAGTTGATTATAAGGAAGAAGAATATACTGGAATAGAGTTTACCCCTACAGAGGAGTTAACAGAAGAACAGAAAAAGGCATTATCTGGAATAAAAGAAGGTAAATTTGGGATACAAGTAGATTCATGCGATAAAGTTAAAGCTCTTGAATTGTTAGGAAGACATTTAGGAATGTTTAAAGAGAAAGTAACAATTGATGGTAATGTTAATACAAATAATCCATTTTCAGGGATGTCAACAGAAGAATTGAGAAAGATTTTGAATGAATAATGATGTAAAAGAAAAAATAAAAGAGCAAGCACGTCTGGAATTAGCTAGGCGTGATTTTTTTGAGTATTGCCAATTAACTGCTTCTGATTTCTATAAAGAAGAACGAGCTTTTTTAAAAGATTTATGCTATCAACTACAAGACTTTTATAAGAGCGATGAAAAAGTATGTGTAATTAATATGCCACCTAGACATCGGTAAATCTAGAACAGCAGGAAAATTAGTAGAATGGATATTAGGAACAAATCCAAATGAAAAAATAATGACAGGATCATACAATGAGGATTTATCGAGTTCATTTGCAAAATCAGTAAGGGACACAATAGCTTCTGAAAAAACAGAAGGCGTAATTGTATATAATGATATATTTCCTAATACAAAAATTAAAGATGGCGAAGCTACACAAAAAAAGTGGGCATTAGCTGGTAGTAAAGTATCAAATTATCTAGCAACATCACCAACAGGTACTGCAACAGGTTTTGGATGTACAATAATGATAATCGATGATCTTATAAAAAATGCAAAAGAAGCCTATAATGAAAATACATTAAAAAATCATATAGACTGGTTTAATAATACAATGTTATCAAGAACTGAAAATGGATTTAAACTAATAATCATTATGACAAGATGGTCTAGCAATGATTTGGCTGGCTATATATTAGACAATTATCCGAATGTAAGACATATAAATTATAAAGCAGTACAAGATGATGGTTCAATGTTGTGTAAAGATATATTAAGTAAAGAAGACTATGAGTTTAAAACAAAAAACATGAACAAAGATATTGTATATGCAAATTATCAGCAAGAGCCAATAGATGTAAAGAATAGATTATATACATCATTTAAAACTTACGAAAAATTGCCACCAGCACATTATGTTATGAATTATACAGATACTGCAGACGAAGGAGAGGACTATTTATGTTCAATAGATTATCAGATGTATAACAATGAATATTACATTTTAGATGTTATTTATACACAAGAATCGATGGAAATAACAGAACCGGCAGTAGCAAAGATGTTGACAAAAGATAACGTAGGAAATGCAAACATAGAAAGTAATAACGGTGGTAGAGGATTTGCAAGAAATGTACAAAAAGAGCTAAAGCAGTTAAAAAATACTCATACAAAAGTAAATTGGTTTCATCAAGGAGAAAATAAAATTGCAAGAATATTAAGTAATTCGACAGGAGTAATGAACAACATTTATTTTCCAATTAATTGGGAGGATAGATGGCCAGAATTTGCTAAACATTTGAAGCATTATGTAAGAACTGGAAAAAATGAACATGAGGATGCTGAGGATTGCTTAACAGGCGTATATGAACATCCAAGACCAAACACAATGCAATTTGGGTACAATAGTATAATGTAAAGGAGAAAAATAATGAGTTTTGTAGAAAAAATACAATATAAAGATGAGTTCTTAAATGAAGAAAATATAAATCAAAATATAAGTATATTATGGGGAAAAGCATTGCCAATATTTATGCACAGAAAATACTTACAAGATAGATTTACAAGAAAATATGACAAAAACGATGTTGTTGTTGCACTTGAATATTATATAAGCATTATTGCAGCAGGGTATTTTGGTGGAAAAGAACCACAATTCAAAGTAAAAAATATAAACGAAACACAAAAGGGCATCTTAAAGAAAATCTTTAAAAGAGTTTTTGGCGAGAAAAATAACCCAGAAGATTATCAAGCTATTATTGATTATATTGCAAAATATAATGACAATGGTAGTTTTTTTTATGATTGTGTACTTGATTATATTACAACTGGAGCATGTTATGGATTAGTGTATGAAAACAAGAGTAACGAAGAAGTATATGCAAATGTTTCAAGCCTAAATACAGTTGCTATTTGGAATTACGATGTACCAAGCACAAAAGTAGGACTATTGAGATGCTGGTATGAAAATACAGTATTAGGTGGAATTGAAACGCATTTAGAAATAATAACAAAGGACTATAAAAAGCAATTTATTGATGGAATAGAAAAGAAGGTTATTACAGATAATGCTGAATACAAATTTGAAGAAGTGGATGGAAGTAATAAGCCAGTAAGATGGACTGATTTACCTTGCTTTGCTGTAGAGAACCCTTATGGAATGGCATTTTTTGAAAATGTTATGACTTTAGTAAACAAAAATGAAAAAGTAATAGAGAATAATGCTAATATTTTTGATTATAATGATAATGCCAAATTAAAAGTAACAGGATTTGCACCAACAAATGACCCGTTAATTCCGTTGTTAAATGAGGCCGGAGAAGAACAAAAAGATAAACAAGGTAATATAATAATGACAGTAAATCCTGCGAGAGTACAAGAAGATGAGGCTGTTTTAAATGCAAAAGTATTTTATACTCCAGATAAAGATGGAGACATAGATTGGATAATAAAGGATATAAATGATACTGCATCAGAAAATCATAAAAAAACATGCTTAGACATGGCACTTATGATTTCTGGAGTACCCAATGTAACCGACCAAGGTTTTACAAATGCGGACAATGCAGCAGCCTTAGAAAAGAAATTTTTTCCTTTAGAACAAGTGTTACAACAAGCACATCATTTATTTAGAAAAGAATATTTAAGAATGTGGGAAATGATAACTGCAAGAATAAATCTAAAAAAAGGTAAAGAATATGATTTTAGAGATATTGATGTTATATTGATACGTAATTTGCCTACAGACACAGAAAGCTTGACGAATGCTTGGTTAAAATTAAGAGGATTGATAAGTGATAGATCAATTATAAGCCATTTACCATTTGGACTAGATGCCGAATCTGAACTTGCTGAAATGGATCAACAAAATCAAGAAAACATCCAAAAGAATCTACAACAAATGCAAATGATGGGACAAACAGAAGCAAGTCAGAACGATCAAGAAGATAATAAAAAAGATGACAAAGTAACAGATTTAACAGACACGCAAAAAGCACAAAGATTAACAGCAGATAATAAGAAAGAACAAGCAAAAGTAATTGATAAACAGATAAAGAAAGAATAGAGAGGTTTTTTTTTATGTGGGAACAACACGATGGCTATATGAAACAATTAAAACAACTGTATAATAAAACATCCAGACAAACTCAAAATCGCTTGCAAGAAATCTTTGATACATTTAATTTTACGCAAGAAAATATATATGATATAGCAGATAATAAAACCAAAAAAAGAATAAATGCATATATAGAACAATGGAAAGAACAAGGACTACTAAGAAATAACAACTACTTTACTATATTAGCAAATAACATTTATAAAAGGACAAGAGTAAAAAATAGTGAAATACTAGAATTATTGATTTATAGTGCATACATAGAAGAACAAAACAAGTTAGAAGAACAAGAAAAACAAATAATGTATGAAGATGCAAATTATTACTATGAACAAGGCCAACAAGAAGTAAATAGAAAGAAAAAGCCATCAATATTAACGATGGCTTTATTTCTTGCATTATTAGATCAACCTAATTATAGTGGATTAACTTGGAAACAATACATTGAAGCAACGATGCAATATAATGCACAACAAATATACAAACAATCAATTATCAACATACAACAACAAAAAAATCTAGAAATTAATTCTAGTGAATTTCAGACAATAATAAATAGACAAAACAATCAAAAGCTTAATATAAATAATGATAAAATATCGGGTGCAGTAGATATGCAAATGATAGGATTGAATAATCTAGAAAAAGTAGAAGGAATAAAAGCTAACGCAGATAATGACGCACAAGTGGAATTTTGGGCAGTAACCGATGAACACAGTACCGAAATGTGCCAATCAATGAATATGATGAAATTCTATATTAACAAAGAGAACAAGTTTGATAGATATTGGGGAAATAGTAAAAAAGATGTTAAGCTTATGCCTGTGAGTGTAAAAGGTCTAGTACCTGGCATCAACTTACCACCAATAATGTACTACTGGCATTGGTGCAGGAGCACGATAAGATATGTGCCACCAGTTGAAAAACAAGAAAAAACAGAGTATAATCTAGACATACCAAAAATAAGTAAAGATGTTAAACAAGTATTAAATAACACAAAATTAAATTCTAATGTAAAGAGGCTATTTAATAGATATTTAACAAGTGATAATGCGAAAATAAACAATAGCTTAAATGTTCCAATGAGATATAGTATTGATGACAATAAGATATATATAAATCCAAGTCACCCAGATTTTAAATATTATGATTTATCTGAAAGCTTAAGTCACGAAATTATACATATGATAGACATAAGAAATAATATATCTGATAAATTAAATATAGACAATGAATTAAGAAGAGCAAGATTACAAATAGATATAGATGAAGATAAATATATTAAAATGCTGTCAAGTAGCAAATATGAAGATAATATGACATTAAGTGATATATTTTCTGCCATAACTAATGGAAAAATATCAGGAAACTATATGCATTCAAATAAATACTGGATAGAGGATTCAACAAGAATAGAAAAGGAACTTTCTGCAAATATAATGTCAGCATATCTAAATAAAAACCAAGATACATTAAATGTTATAAATTCAATAAATGGGCTAAAACAAATTAAAGAAAAGGTAGTGAAGTTATACAATGATTATACCAGATGAAATAAAAGAATTAATCCATAAATATATAGAAAAGAATGGAAAAAGACCATTAGGCTTTAATTATGATGAATGGAATAGTTTGGCAGAGTATAAAGAATATTTAGAAAAAGAATTAGAAAAATAGCACTTACTAAAAAGTAGGCGCTTTTATTATGGAAAGAAGGTGTAAAGAATGTGGTTGTTAGTTTTAATATTAAGTATTAAATTACAAATGCCAACTTGGTATTGGATTGTATTTACCATAATTACAATATTTAGACCAATTATTTGGGTATTTAAATATAATTTTGCTGATGGATATATGAAAGCAAAGAACAAAGATAACAAATAAGTTATTAATATTTTATAATTATAAATTTTGGACGTAGACGTACGTCTATTTTTTATGCCTTTTTACTGATTGCAGGCTATAAAGAACAACAGAATACAAATTCGCAATAGCTGGGGCTTATGCAATGGCTGGGGCAAAAGGAGTAGAAAAATGGAAGAACAAGACAATAATCCAAACAATGCTAATACTGGGGCAGGTAGTGAATCAGCGGGAGCAAATAATCAAAATGCAGGAGCAAATAATAATTCTGTAACATTTGATGATTTCTTAAAAGATGGAAAGAATCAAGCAGAATTTGATAAAAGAGTTCAAAAGGCTATAAATACAGCAAAAACAAATTGGGAAGAGCTAATGAATAGTGAAAAAAGTGAAGCTGAAAAGTTAGCAAAGATGAACAAGGAACAGAAACTTGAATATCAAGCGCAAAAAGAAAAGGCAGACAAGGAAAAAGCACTTGCGGAATTAAATGCTTATAAATTAAAAGAACAAGCAACAAAAATAGCAAGTGAAAAAGGATTGGATATATCTTTATTGACTTTCTTTAACTTTGAAACAGTAAAAGCAGAAGAAATTAACTCAAAAATAGAAGAAGTTTCAAATGCGTTTAATAAGGCTGTTGAAAAAGCAGTAAATGAAAGACTAAAAGAAGATACTCCAACCCAAAAATTAGGTATTGATAATGAAAGAAACAAATCAATAGCTAGAGCAAGTTATTAAAAAATAGGAGGAATTAAAAATGGGAGAAATTACACAAGAAGCATTAAATATAATGCTACAAGATGGCAAAACAAAGGATAATTTAAAACAAGTATTAAGTGGAGTATTAGAAAATGTTGCATCAAGAGCAATATCAGAACAAATCAAAGCAAAAAATGGTTCAGGAAATCCAGAAGGCGGAGTAATTGAGTATAAAAGATTTGCAAACGCAGAGTTAAAAGATAAAGGTACTGCAAGAGCCGCAGGAAAGGGCGATAAAGTAAAAGCTAAACCAGTAAAAGTTGTTATTGATACAGACAAAGAAATTGTTGAAGAATTGCAAGGAAAAGACGTAAAACTTTATGGTATTGATGGTATGGCTGAAAAAAGAAAAGTAAATCATCAATCAGCTATTATAAGATATTTAGATAGAGAGTTCTTTGCTAAAGTATTAGAAGGAACAGAAGTTCCAGCGAAAGATAATATTCAAGATACTATTGATACTTTACTACAAAAAGCAAGAACTTTAAAGAATGATTTTATTGATGGTATAGAGTCAGATTTGCTAGTTATTGTAGTAGACAGCGAATATAGAAAAGGTATGAAGAAAATTCTTGATGATCTACCAAACGGAACAGATCCAAAAGAACAGGCGATCGGTATGTATGATTCTGTTAGAGTTTATGAATCAACAAGATTACCTGACGGTGTAAAAGCTGTTGTAATGATGGATGGAGCTATCGCTCAACCTTTCTACGTTTCAGAATACGGAGCAGAGAAAGTACCATTTGATGATGCTGTAGCATTAGAAGATTTCTTACATAAAGGAACAAAAGCATTAATGGAAGATACAATATTCTATGTAACAGATGCTAAACTTGCTGAATTAAATGTAACATCAGTAGCAGGAACTTCAACAGGAAAAACAAAGGTAACTGTTACACCTACATTAGCTTCTGGAAACAGCTATAAATATAAAGCAGCAGCTAATCCAACAATGCCAGAATATGATGCAGTTTGCACAACCGGATATACAGCATGGAACGGCACTGACGAAATAACAGCGACAACAGGGCAAAAAATAGTAATTGTTGAAGTTGACTCAGCAAATAAGGCTAAAAAAGCAGGAATAGCAACAATTACTTCAATGGCCTAGAAGTAGGAGGCAATAGAAATGGCAAAAACCAGTAATATAGATAAAATAATAGCCGACTTAGGAGCTAATCATAAAGACGAGAAAGAAGTTCTAAGTGAAATATTAGAGGAAGTTAGTTCTATTGCCTCTGATATTTCTAATAGACAAAAAGATGACGCAAAACTATTTCCATACATAAAAAAAGCTACAAAAGCAATATACCTTTGTAGAGGAGCAGAAGGCTTAACAAGTCGAAGTGAGGGCTCTATTTCAACATCATTCGAAGATATTATAGATAAATTAAGAAATGACATTATAAAATCTGGATTAAGGAGGATTAGATAATGTTATTACGAGATTTAACCAAAGTATATATATCAGAATATGAAGAAATAGAAGACCACGGAGAATCAGAAAGAGTATGGAAATATAAAAGCACAGCTTGGTTGAATATGCAACAAGACGCAAACGAATTAGACAGAAAGTCTACAGGAGAAGTAGATTATAGTATTTATAAAGGCAGAAGCACAAGAGATTATGACATACAAAAAGGCGATGGAGTATCATTTAGTAATATTTCAAATTCTAAGGAATTTATCCCAGATTATCGTGTGTTAGACAAAAATAAAATAGGTAACACATATGTTTATAGAATGGAGAAAGTACAATGATAAATTTAAATTGCAAGATTAAAGTAAAGCATAATTTTAAAAATATAAATGCTATAACTCAAAAGTTGCCACAGATAGCAAAAGAGATAGCTGAAGATGTACTAAAAAATATTAGAGGTTATGCTATAAAGCTAGAAAAAGGACATAATGAAGAAGGTATATTGGTCGAAATGGTCGATATGTCTACTAAGAAAGTAAAGGGGAAAGTTTATGCTGATCCTTCAAAATTTATGTCTAATGGAGTTTCATATTTGTTTTTTGAATATTTTGGTACAGGTGCTAACGCTGAAATGGAACACGTGGGAAAATCAAAACATTTTATAGAAAGTGGTTACACAGAATGGTTTATTCCAGTTTCTAAAGTAGAAAAGGCGCTCGGTTATCCAGTAGTCAACATTCAAGGAGTAGATTTCTATATTGCTCACGGAATGAAGGCAAATCATTTTATGAGTGATGCTAGTTTTCAAAGTAGAGAAGAAAATGTAGATATTGCTAAGAAAAAACTAGATGCAATGTTGAAGGAGGTATGTAAATGAAGGATTTAAGTATAAAAGAGTTCAGTGATTTAGTATATGAAAAACTAGAATCATTGAAATATAAACAAATATTAACAAATCCAACAACGACAAGTAAATTTCCTTGTTTAGAGTTACATACACCTCTAAAATCTGTGAACTTAACAGAGAACGCATTCCCTGTTCGTTCTACATTTCAAGTATCTATAACTTGTTGGAACGAAAAACAAAGACAAGCTATGCAAATGACAGATGAAGTTGATACAAAACTTCAAGAATATAATTTTATAAGGACAAATACCAGTCCTGCAATATATGACTCAATATTGCAAAAATACGGTATAACAATAACATTTGAGGTTCGTTATAATTCAATAACGGGTTCTTTTAATTTTATAAGATAATAAGGAGGAATAAAAAATGTCAGAACCAAAAGCAAGTACATTAACAAAATTATTTCATGCTGATACATTAGCAGATTTAAAAGATTCAACTAAAAGAAAACAAATAGCCTTTGTACAAAGCATTCCAGAATTTTTAAAAGCACCAGAAGGAATAACATATAGCGCTTTAGATATTCCTGATGAAAGACAAACGGAAGGCAGACAAAAAGCAGAAAATCTAGAAATAGAAATATTATTTAAAGAGGATCAATATGATGAATTAAAAGCAGTTCAAACTGCTAAGACAAATGGATATTGGGCAATTCAATTACCAGAAGATACAGCTACAGAAAGTGGAAAACCACTAACATGGTATTTTACTGGTACATGTTATATAGGAATGAGCGAAATTGCTATAGATGATATGTTAAAATCAAAATTAACAATTTATAGAAGCTCAGAAATAACAGAAAGTAAGGGATTTCCCACAGCCTAGTCCTACATTAAGTGCTAGAAGTAGGATGAAAAAAGTTGCTAGCACAATTAAAGAGGAGGCTTAAAGCCTTCTCTCTTTTGCAAAGGAGAGAAAATAAATGATAATAGAAATAAAAAATAAAAAAGTTAATTTAGTACTAAAAACAAGAAAAATAGTAGAAATAGCTAAACTACTAAAAAATAAAAATTTTGAAGAAGCTTTTGTAAAAGCATATTCAATATTGGATGCAGAAACGTTGTGTACATTAATATACAAATTAGCAGAAACAGAAGACGGATTTGCATTGTTTAAGAATACAGATGAAGTATACGACTTTATTGATGAGTGTAGAGTAGAAGGATTGAATGCAAATGAATTATACAAAAGAATTGCAGAGGCATTGAACGAAGAGGGTTTTTTCAAAAAGAAGATGTCAAAGAAAGAACTAGAAAATTTGACATCGAATCCTTTGTCAACGATAAATATGAACGAATTAGTTCAAAAATCCGCAGAGAATGCAATGAGCAAAATAGCAGAACAACAATTTCAAGGTTACAAAGCTTAGATGATATAATAAGAGGCGTAAGAGACTCCAAAAACCTAGTTGAATTAATATATGCATTAGAGCCACTTGCATATTATTTTGATTTGAAACCTACAGAATTTTGGAATGCAAGATATTCAGAAATAAATATATATTGCCAAACACATATAGCAAAGACTATAGATAATCTAAAGCAAGAAATAAATTTGCAAGAAGCGGCAACAAATAAAATGATAAGAGCAGACAGTATGAGCAGAAACCCTAAAATAGTACCAATTAGAAATAGTTACAAAGAGTTATTCAAAGAAGAACAACAGTCACAATCTCCAGAAGATATTGCAAGAAGAATGAGAAGTATAATGAAAACAGAAAAAAATATATAAATTTATACTATTCGACAAAATTCGACACATTGCATAATAAATTAGTGATATAATTTATTATATATGATGTAAAAGGAGATGAACTATATGAAATGTCCAAAATGTGGCAGTGAAAATGTAACAATTAATATGCAAGAAGTTGGAAGTAAAACTCAAAAGAAAAGTAATAGTATGGGACACAAGATGGCACATAGAGCCATGAGAGGGACGGCAGGATTGTTTACTTTGGGACTATCTAATTTATTTATTCCTAAAAAATTAGAAGGAAAAGAAAAAACAAAAACAACATTGGAAAAGATATGTTTATGCCAAAGTTGCGGTTATGATTGGATCATAAAATAAGAATAACCAAATAAAACACTTACTTTAATGTAGGTGTTTTTTATTATGTTAAAAATTAAAAAGAAGGGAGGAATAAAAATGATAGTTGAAGAAATAGAAATAATAGTAACTGCAAAAGTAGAAGAAGCATTAAAAGAATTTGGAAAGATATTGCCGACAATGAAAACTGCAATAAAACAAGCTCAAGAAAAACTTTCAAACGTTGATATGTCAAAATTACAGAAAGCAGTAAAACAGCAAATGCCATTGTTTAAAAAACAAATTCAGAACTTAAAGAAGAGTATTGAAAATAACGATATATCTATAAAAATTAATAATAAAGATGCAGAAAAACAAATAAGTCAAACACAAAAGCAAATAGATAGTCTAAATAAAAAAATAAATGCCCGAAAGTTAAAGTTGGATTTTGTTAAGCAAAGCGCAAACCAAATGTATATTAATAACAATAATAACGATGGTGTCAAAGACAATTTAGGAGAAAATGCCCAATATATAAAATTATGCAAGCAAGAAAAAGCATTAAACAATGAGATACAAGTTTATAATAAATTATTAGAAGATGCAAAAGTTAAAATGGTACAATTAAAACAGGAAACGTCTCAAGCTGCAATTGCTCAAAATAAATTAAGCAATTTTAAAATTAATGATAAAGATGTGAAAAAGCAAATAGCTCAGATACAAAAACAAATAGATGATTTACAAGAAAAAATAAGTACTAAACAGTTAAAACTAGACTTTTCCAGACAAAGTGCAAGTCAAATGTACATCAACAATAAAAACGATGATGGCAGTGTAAAGGAAAACTTGGGAGAGAATACAAGATATATAAAATTATGTGAACAAGAAAAAGAATTAAACAGTGAAATACAAATTTATAATAAATTGCTAGAGAGTGCAAAATCAAAAATGGCTGAATTAAAACAACAAACATTACAAACAGCAACTACTCAAAATAAATTGAGTGGTTTTTTTGGTACATTTAAGCAAAAGATAGAACAAGTAAAACCGAGCATATCTAATATAGCAAACTACTTTAAAGGATTACCAAAAATAACTCAAAATATTACAAATAATATAAAAGGAATGGCATCAGGACTAAAAAATGGTTTAGGACATGTTTTAAAATATGCCATGGCGCTATTTTCATTAAGAGGCATATATTCAATATTAAGTAGTTGTGCTCAAAGTTGGTTATCAAGCCAAAATGCAGGGGCTAAACAATTAAGTGCAAATATAGATTATATGAAATATGCAATGGGGAGTGCTTTAGCACCAGTTATTCAATTTGTAACCAATTTAGTATATCAATTAATGAAAGCTATTCAATCAGTTGCATATGCTTTATTTAGAGTAAATATATTTGCCAATGCAAGTGCATCAGCATTTAAAAACGCTCAGAAGCAGGCTAAGAACACAAGCAAGAGTTTATCGAGCGTACATAGTGAGATCAATAATGTTGGAAACCATAACAGTGATGCAAGCCCTAATGTAGGAGATACGTCAAAAATAGATAGTCAAATGTCTCCGTTATCACAAAAATTGTATGATTTCTTTAAACCACTTGTTGATAGTTGGAACAAATATGGAAACATTTTAATAGAAAAAATAAAGACAACAGCAGGACAGATTGCAAGTTTAATTTCATCAATATGGGGAAGTGTTGAAAAGTTAATTACAAATGGGACTGTATATACATCATTAGAATTAATTTTAGCGATTATAGGAAACATAGCAGAGGCTTTTTCAAATGCATGGCAATATGAGGGCAATGGAGATACAATTATTCAAACAATGGCAGATATGTTGAATAGTATCCTTAATACAATAAGGGAAATAACGGCAAGTGAAGGTTTTCAAAAGTTTTTAAATGGAGTATCTAATGCTTTTTCTGGAATACTTACTTTTACAAAACCAGTATTAGATGACTTTTTGAGTCTAATTAAGCCATTAAGTGAAATAGCTCTTTCAATAGCAGGAGATATTTTAAATTCAATAGGAAATGCTTTAAAATGGATTGGAGATAATGAAATTGCAGTAACAATTCTTGAATCTTTGGCTATAGCAATCGGTTTGGTTGTTGCAGGAATAAAATTATATAATTTTGTGCAGTCGGGGGCCTTAGTGGCAACTTTAAAACATACTGCAGCATTAATTGCACAAGGAGTAGCATGGGTAGCAGCTAATTGGCCTATATTATTAATTGTAGCAGCTATTACCGCCGTAATTGCTATTATAATTTTATGCGTTAAACATTGGGATGAAATAAAAGAAACGGTAATTAATGTTTGTAATAACATGAAAGAAACAGTATCTAATTGGGTAAATAATGTTGGTCAGTTCTTTTCAAATTTAAAAACTAACATTGTTAATAAGGTTACTGAAATAAGAGACGGTATAAAAAATAAGTTCCAAGAGGCATATAACGGAATAAGAAATATTTTTAGTAATATAGGAAATTTCTTTAATGGTATTTGGAATAACATAAAAAATACGTTCACTAATTTAGGAACAAGTATAGGAAATGCTATTTCAGGAGCAGTAAGAACTGGTATTAATGGTGTTATTTCATTAATAGAGAAAACAATAAATACTGCAATAAGGCTAATTAACGGAGGAATAAAATTAATCAATTTAATACCAGGAGTTTCAGTTGGAACAATAAACACTTTGAATTTACCTCGTTTAGCAAAAGGAAATGTTGCTTATGATGAAACGTTGGCCATATTTGGAGAATACTCAGGTGCAAGCAATAACCCAGAAATAACAACGCCACAAAATATTATGCGTGATACGTTTGAAGACGTATTGTCAGATTTTAACGGCAACAATAGACAACCAGTACATGTAACCATTCAATACTTAGGCAAAGACATTTTTGACGATACAATAGATTATATAAACTCAAAAACCAGAAGAACTGGTAAAAATACAATAGTAACGGTAGGTGATTAATATGTTATGGAAAGAACACGGAACAACAGACAATCTTCCGACTCCAAGCACATATAGTGCGGATATAGAAGACACAGACAATGATAGTTATACAAGCAAAAAGACAGGAGCACTGATTGATAACCCGATAGCAATAGGAATGTTAAAACTTTCGATGGCGTGGGATTTAAACTCAGAAGAAGAGGCAGAGAAACTAATACAAAAGACATATAAGAATCCACTTGTACTTGATGTAAAGGTACCAGTTGTGAATGGTGGATTTTTAGAAGGAGCTAAATTCAGAGTTTCAAAAAGAAAAGTAGAAATGTTAGACACAGAACTAAATACGAACACTTCCAAGACAAGATGGAAGTGCTCTTTTAATTTAATGCAAAAAGAATTAACAGAAGCACAAAAAACGGCTGTAAAGAATGTAAATTCGTAGGAGGCTATAAATGTATAATACAAGTCAAAATTATAAGGATAAAATATTAAATGATTCAACCCAACATGAATTAAATATATACATTGACAATAACAAAATAGAGCCAAACCACATTATAGACTTCAAATCTACATTAGAGTTATTTAATAATAATGAATTTTGTCTAGGTTGCACTCCCGAAATCGATATTGAATTTGAAATAGATAAAAGGGACTTACCAGAGTCTTATAACGAAGTTCGCGTTGAAAGTGGATTAGAAGATGAAATAATACCAATCGGAAAATTTACAATTCAATCAATAGAAGATGACGAATTTAAAGTTAAAATCAAAGCTACAGATTATATGAAAAAGTTTGATGACAATAAATATGATGGTAGCGACTTAACTTACCCAGCAACGATGCTACAGGTATTACAGGATATATGTACTAAGATAGGAGTAGAACTTGGTTCTGCTTCTTTTCTTAATGATGATAAGCAGATAGCAGTATATGACAATACTGAAACAGCAAGAACATATATAGGGTATATTGCAGAACAAGCTGGAGGATTTGCAGTAATAGGTAGAGATGGGAAATTGTACATTAAAACATTTGGCGAAGATACTGCGAATATTGACATCAACTTATTTGGCGATTTCAAATGGGGAGATAAATTTAAGGTTTCAAGAGTTTCTTATGAAGATGGAACACAGAGTTATAAATTCGGAGATGAAACAGCAAACACTGTATATATAAATCAAAACAATATGTACATCGTTGATAGCGAACAAATAGAAAATGTTTATAATCAAATAAAAGACTTTGAAGTATATTCGTTTGAAGGAGAGACAATAATAGATCCTGCTTATGACATTGGAGATATTCTAATTATCGATGGTAAGAAAGTTGTATATCAGGGAGAAATTGAGTACGCAGGCAAACTTAAAGCAAATATAAAGGGGAAAATACAAGCTAAGACAGAACAAGAAAGTATGCAGACAAAATTAAGTAATTCTGAGAAAATAAGAAAAGTCCAAAGTGAAATTAATCAAATTGATGGCAAGATAACACAATTAACCCAGGAAACAACAGAACACGAAGAAAAAATAACTCAAGTAGAACAAGATGTAGACAGTCTTAAACAAAAAGTATCTCAAGTGGCAGATTTAACGAGAGAAATAACAGGAACAAAAACAGTAACATTAACTGATTGTATTGCTGGAAATCTATTAGAACTTCATATTTACGGTAATAACAGAGCTTTTAAGTATCAGACGCTGAGTGATGATTTATACTTAAGCGACGACTTATATCTAGGCAAAGATACAGGCATCTTAGTTGTAACTGATGAGAATAATGATTCAATAGAATATAACTTGTTAGTCCCTGAAGTATTAAGATCCAATGGTACAACATGCGATGAATATGTGTTAAAAAATGGAACAGCAAAAATTATCAGAAGGATTAACAAAGATGGAACAATAAAGGCTAATGAAGAAGTAGAAAATTTAGGAGAATTTCTGATTCCTTTATTTAAAGGAGAGAATACGTTAGAAATTAAAGATTATACCGCGAAGATAAATGCAAAATGGGCAGTACAGAGTAATTTGACAGATACATTTGCCACTCATGTAGAAGTAGAAACAAAATTAGAGCAAACATCTACAAATATAATGACAGAAGTAAACAAAAAAGTTGATGAAGAAGAATTTGGAACAAAAGTAGAACAAAATTTCGAACATGTTAAAATAGCTTGGAACAAAATAGCAGAATACATACAAATGATGTTAATAAAGAATAATGCAAGTTTTGCAGTCTTAGATGACAACAAAAAAGTTCTAATGTATTTAGATAAAGAAGGACAACATTTTTGTGAAAGTGATGGTACTACGGTATTTGGCGAGATGGGTGTCAATAAAGAGAATAGCAACAGTTATATTAGTTTTTCTGTGGAAGGCGAATATAATCAAGATATCAATAATGGAATGGCTTGGGGAATAAAGACGACAGACGGCAAATTTCATCCAATATTATACCTTAAAGACTTTCATATGGGAGCTGAGAATGCAGACGATTTCTTCGGAAAACTTGTATTAAATTATTGTGACTTGGTTTTGGCTGGAATGGAAAGTGGAATACAAAGTGGCAATGTAAGAATGTATGGCAATGTTTTTAATGGAATAACATTTGAGGACAGTAATTCGGGAAAAACAATAATGTCAATTATTCCAGAGGGCGACACCTCTTATGGAGCATTTAGTATACTAAATTCGATAAGTTTTTATCGCAATGTTGGAGGAAGCAATAGTTTTAAAGTTGGAAATGGTAATAAATATGTACTGATGCAAGATGACGGAAGCTTTCACGTAATGGGTGGAACAGTTTTATTAGGAAATAGCTCTAACAAGGTAAGTTTTGACGTATATGTTCAAAGTATCGCTAGTATTTGGGGAAACCTGAATGTAGAAGGAAATGTATATGCAGACAATATATCGTCAGACAGAAGGATAAAAGACAATATTAAAGACTGTACAACTTCAGCATTAGACATTATCGAGAAAATTAAACATAAAGAATTTGACAAAAAAGATGACGGAAAACATTACAAGATAGGTTATATAGCACAAGATATGGAACAAATAGATCCTAATTTTGTCATGAAAAGGTCTGCAGATGAAAATATAGAAGAAAGATATTATATTAACGAATTGCCGATAATTGCTACATTAACAAAGGCAGTACAAGAACAACAAGAGATAATAGAACAAATGCAAAAAAGAATAAATGAAATGGAGGACAGAATAAATGGAAAAAATTAATTTTCAGAATGATGTTACTAAACTAAACAAAGAAACTTTTGATACATTTCAAGATAATATAGATTCTGCAATAAACAATAATATTGAACATAAATACCAATTAAAAATTATATCTGCAATTACTGCAGGGACAGAAGTAACAATACCTTGCTATTACAAAGTCGGACAAGCTGTTCTAGATGTGTATTTGAATGGAGAACGACTATCGTTAAGTTCTGACGCAAGTGGAACAGATGGACATTATCAAGAAGTTGGAATAGCAGATAGCATAAGCAACAAAATAAAAACAACGACTGATTGGTCTCTTGAAGTCGATGATGTGTTAGATTTTGTGGTAAGGGGGGATTATAGTGCAACCGTTTAAACAAATATTAAAAAAGATATATCCTATCGGTAGTATCTACATGTCAGTTAATAACACGAACCCTTCTAATCTATTTGGAGGCACTTGGGTCGCTTGGGGCGCTGGAAGAGTGCCTGTTGGAGTAAATGCATCTGATAGTGATTTTAGCACAGTTGAAAAATCTAGCGGATCAAAAACTGCAAACGTATCACATACGCATACAATAGCAAGTCATAATCACGGAGGAAATACTGGTAGCACCGCATTAACAGTAAATCAGATACCTTTACATTCGCATGATTTAGGTGTAAAAGTAACAACTAATAACGGAGATTCTTCAGCTGAAGCGGATCAAATTACTGTTAATTGGTCGAACGCTAAACATTTTAGCGAGTACAATGGTGGTAAAACTGGTGGAGGTCAAGGGCATACTCATACAATTTCTGCATCAGGACAACAAACAACAAGTTCTGCAGGTTCTACTTCATTATCATTGCTACAACCATATATAACATGTTATATGTGGAAAAGAACCGCATAAAGAAAGGAAAAATAAAAAGATGGTACAAATAATAATTGCCTTAATTACAGCAGGGGCGACAATAATAAATACTTTTATTAGCAAGAGCACCAGTAAAAAAGTGGAAACTATACAAGAGCTGAAAAAAGACATAAAAAAAGACTTAAATTCAGTTAAATATGAGAATGATAAAACATATTTAACTGATTTCTTGTCTGAGGTAGAAGCAAAACAACCAAAAACAGAAATACAAAAAAGAAGAGCTTACGAAATATATGAAGAATATACTAAACTTAATGGAAATTCATATGTTCACAATAAATGGGAAGAGTTAGTGAAGAAGGGAGTGTTGTAAATGAAAGAAAAATTAGCAAAATTAATAAATGTAAAAAGCATAGTAACAATATTGCTAACATTAGTTGTATGTTACTTATCAATAGCGAAAGGATTCGACATTAAAGAAATATATCTAATGATAATCGCGTTCTATTTTGGGACACAATTAAAAGAAAATAAAGCTGAAAGTGAGGAAAAAATAAATGGAAATAATAGAAACTAATTTACAATTTAATAGTAATCACTCTCCGATGAAAAAGGTTGAAGGAATAGCTCTTCATCACTCTGGAGTGACGGTACTTCAAAGTGTTGAAGTAATACATAATTACCACAAAAGCAAAGGATGGGCAGGAATTGGATACCACTACTATGTAAGAAAGGATGGTTCTGTATATAGAGGCAGACCAGAAAATATGGCAGGAGCGCATTGCCCTGGTGTAAATAGTATAAGTATAGGAATTTGTGCAGAAGGTAACTTTAGTGAAGAAACTATGTCGAATGTGCAAAAACAAGCCTTAATAGAACTAGTAAAAGACATTAAATCAAGATATGATATTAAATGGATAAAAGGACACAGGGAGATAACATCTACAAGTTGTCCAGGTACAAATTTCCCATTAGAAGAAATAAAAAATGTAATTGCAAATGTAGAAACACCACAAATAACAGACTCAATAGAAGACTTGGCAAATGAAGTGATTGCAGGAAAATATGGTAATGGAGAAGAAAGAAAACAAAAACTTGGATCATCATATGACGAGGTACAAAGAAGAGTAAATGAGATTTTGTTAGGCAAAGATTCTTCTACAAATACAAATGAAGAACTTGCCAAGGAAGTTATAGAAGGAAAATGGGGGAATAATCCGGAACGAAAGCAAAGATTATTAGAAGCAGGATACGATTATGAGGCTATTCAAAAAATAGTAAATCAAAAACTAAAATAGATTAAGGTAAGTCAGTTTTGGCTTACCTCTTTTTTTATGCTTAAAATGGCTGTTTTCGAGACATAAAAGTATATGCCTACAAAATAAAAATGCCTTAAATTGCAACCTCGTGAGTCGATTTTTTGGCTATTTTAAGGGAAAATATGCGTGATAATCTATTGACAAATTTATAACTTAAACATATAATTTAGTAAGACAATTAGATTAGGAGGGATATATATGAGTAGTGTAAACGAAAAGTTAGAAGAAATGACATCAAGAATATTAATCAACAACGATATGTATAATATTCCTGTAGATCCAGTTAAAATTGCCAAAACATATGATATAGAAGTATACGAAGGAGAACTGAACAATAAAGTTGCAGGAGCAACAAGATATTCTAAAGAAAAAGGAACATTTGAAATCCTAGTAAATAAAAATGATCCAAAAACAAAGCAAAGATTTACAATAGCTGAAGAATTAGGATTTTATATATTGTACAAAGATAAAATAAAAGACGAGGAAATTCATATTAATCTAATAGACAAAGAAATTAATGAAGAAGAAAAAGAAGTAGAATATTTTGCAGGAGCTCTACTTATAAATAAAAAACTATTAGAGAATGTATATAATACGAATAGCACTATTCTGGAATTAGCAGAGATGTTCAAGGTATCGGTTTCTTCAATGACATTAAGACTTAATATGTTAGGATTGTTATAGTGGGAAATAATAAGAATAAAACAAATCCTGCAAATACAATGGACAAAACAAAAGAGGATTTATTAAGAATATTCAATTCAAAAAACAAAGTTTCAAAGGTAAATACTAATAATAGTCAAGATGTTAAGCCCATAAATGAGATTAATAAAAAATGGGCAATGAATGACAAGATAATAGATATATTTGTAAAAAATATTGATGAAGACCAAGAATTAAGAAAAAAATATGCTACTATATTAATAATGATATTAGCAATTGAATTAGTTGCACTTATATTGATATTTGTACTTAAGGGACTGGATATTTTACATTATTCCGATACTACATTCAATATATTTATAACAGGTGGAATAGCAGAAGTGTTTATTCTTGTTAGAATAATTGTAAAATATTTATTTAAAGATAATCTTACTAACGCTTTAAATATTATTCTTGAAAATAATAATCCATCCAAAAGATATGTAGGAAACAATCATAATAATAAAAATAAGGCAAAAAGTAATGAAAATGAAAAGGAATAACAAATTATCGTGTTGAGTGGAGTTCGTAGCGTGAGTGGTACGAACTTCTTTTATTTTTGAAATTTCAATCTTTTTTCGACAGCTTTCTCATCAAGAATCTGCTATAATAAATCAAGGAGGACAAGCTATGGAAGAAGTAAAAAAGCTTGAACTTAAGATAAAGAACAGTAGCAGTTATGAAGAGATAATAAAGCAAAGTAAAAAGATAGATAAGTACATAGACAAAATAATTGAGGAAGCATTATAGCTTCCTCAAATCTATGTTAATAAGTAAATCTATTATCTGGCTAATTTCCAATGCTTCAGGCGAATTTATGCCGTATTTATCCATTCTGTGATACATTTCTTTCTTCAATTTACTCAACTCTATGTCAGAATAAAACAAATCTTTGACATCTACATTTAATGCAGTAGCAATAGAATAAAGTGCCGACAATGTAGGATTTACACGTTTATTATTCTCTAAGTTGCTCAAATATGTGCGTGATATATCTGTCATATGACTTAATTTTCTTATACTTATATTTTTCTTTTCTCTGATTCTTTTAATATTAAAAACGAACATAAAAAATACCTCTTAAATTAGTATCTTATAATTGTACAATTTTTATACATTAAAGAAAAGATGCAACTGTCAGAGGACATTTTTGTCGAACGATTTTTCTTGACTTTGTCGAATTTTGTTATATAATTTAGATAAAGAAAAAAAGAAACGCGTTTCTCCACAGAAGGAGAATAAAATATGAAAAAAGATTTAGTAATAAACGAGGAAATTTATAAGAATTATAAAAGTGAAATGAGTAAAGAAAATGACTATTTCACTCAAAATGAGTTGCAAGATTTAATGCAATTTTTAATGCAACGCCAAGAAAAAGTTATAAAAAACGAAGAGAAAATATAAAAAATAATATTTTGGCGACATGATAAAAATGGCTTTGAATAGCACTTTACGAGAAAATACATAAAACGAAGAGAAAACATAAAAAGGGCTACTATATAGCTGAAAGCTCTTAGGAACCAGTGTCAACGACGTGGGGGTTCGAGTCCCTTCATCCGCACCAGA